ATTTTGAATCTATGCTAGTAATTGTAAATTCTATTCTGTTATTTAAGTCAGAATTTAGCTGTGCTGTTGCTGTTTATTTTTTGTCTTTTTCGAAATAAATGCACGGAGATCTGCTCCTAAATTTAATTTTTTGCATAAAAATAAAATCTCCTTCCCTTTTAAGCAGATTTAATAGTTTATATTAGATTGATTATTATTCTTTAAGCTGCATAACGAATATATTCATATTCAATCATATCGTCTGAAGCATCATAGTATGTACCGGCAGTCATATTAATGTCTGCATGACCTAACAAGATCGCAACATCCTGAAGCGGCATGCCTCGCTTAATCAATTGCGTACATAACGTCCGTCGGAATTTATGCGGATGTGCATATACATTACATAATTTTCCTAAATCTCTTACAATTCGCTCGATTCCGTCTTTTCTTAATTGATCATATGGATGCCTCTTAGAAACAAAAAGTGAAATGTTATTATCTTGTCTGGCTTCTAAATATCTATTCAGATAAATCATTGCCTGATCTGATATAAACACCGTTCGCTCTTTATCTCCTTTACCAGTGATCCGCACTTTCTTTCGAATAAAATCTATATCGTTTAGCTTTATACTGCTTAGTTCTGAGACACGACAACCTGTGGATGCTAACATCTCTATCAACGCCCGATCACGAATATCCGTACATGCTATACGCATACGTTCCATTTCATCAACTGTAAACGCCTTCTTCTTTTTCTTTGTTACTTTGATCTTCTTAATTTTTCGAGTTGGATCTTTGTCGATGTACTCCTCATCAGCCAGCCAACTAAAAAACGAGGATATCGCTGATCGCTTATTGTTTAATGATAAATTTGATATGCCTCTGCTTTGCTTATACGCATATAGAAATCCCCTAATATCGGTTGCATCTATGTCTTTTGCTTCTTTTCCAGTGAAATAATCTACAAACTGCGTTAGATGTAAATTATACTGTTCAATCGTTCTGTTGGATTTATTTTCTACAATCAGCGTCGCAAGGAACGTATCTTTCAGCTTCCTTAAACTGTCATTGTATTCCGTCAATTCCGTCGATTCTTTCTTAATCTGTACATCTTGGAACTCTTCTACCAACACATTTTCAAGATAATCTAGCTCTTTTTTCTTGATTCTATTGCCCATTTTGATTAGCACGTTACTTATAATTCTGTCACGCATAATACTTTCTCCTTTGTGTGTTATGTGTGCATTATACTCTTTTCCGCTGCGGAGGATTCGTAGACTTCCGCAGCTAAATTCTGATAAGGCTTGGAAAAGAATTTTTGATGGAAAAATATCCGAATCTTTTATCATTCCGAGTAAATATAGAGAGATAGTAATCCAGATAACAATTGGATATACGAATTCTACGGATATTACGCTTCCTGAAATATACATTAATGATTTGAACACATGGTGGAATAAAATTACATCTTATCGATATAATGATGCTTACAACGCTTGTATTTTAATGAATTATAACAGTGGAAATAAACAACTTAGAATGAACGAAACATGGTTTGTTTGTAATCCGTCAAGTGATAATATATCCTATATCGTCTATGGACGTCAGTAAACATTTTTTAATTCCACAAGAAGTTTTCTTTGATCCATACAAGATCACAGCCAATTTTTTGGTTTTGTGGATAACTATTATTTGTCCATAATACATAACAATTCTCGTTGTTAACCTCCTGAGATATTGCTTCAACACGTATGTAACCAGTGTCATATACATGCAATATCGCAGAACTCAAGCGATAACCTTGTTTACGATCAACATAAAAATAGTTGTTTCCAGTACCGTTCAATTCGGCATATTGAGTTACAAATGCATTTTTTAAGTCAGAATTTAGCTGCGCAATATCTGTGTGTGCATCTGCAATTCCCTGCTCCATATGATTAAAATTTTCTGCGGATAAAGGCGTATTTCCTTTTACCCATGTTTTCTTTGTGTATGCCATTATTATTTCTCCTTTCATTTAACAGCAATAAATCTGATCCTCACTGTTACTGCAGCAATAGATCATCTGTCCCTTTACAAGCTCTGCCGTTACGTATTTTGTTGTTCCATCTAATTGTGTCAATACAAGAGTTGTTCCGCTCGCAGAAATTCCTGTAATCGCCTTATTTGCGTCTGTCTGTTTTGCAGCCGTATAACCTAACGCTGTGTTTACGTTTGATGCCGTTATTTCTCCTCTGATTGTTGCACTGGATTTATTTTCAACACTTCCTAATCCTACTTGAGACTTTGTGACTCCGTGAGGATTGTTTTTGTTTCCTGTGTGATTACTCACATAGTTTTTTATTTTATTCCACAGCTTTAAAAGCCCTGTTTCATCTAAATAACTTGCCACATTAAACACCGTCCTTTATGTAAGATTTGCGTCCATCCATGTATTTGTAATTGCAGCAATCTGAAATTTTTCCCCTAGAGCATCCCACGCTTTTCCATTCCATGCAACATTCATCCCTGCAGCTCCATAAGATGATGCTGCTGCAATATCGTAAACATCTCCTGTTGTTTGTCCAGATGTTGGTAATTTATCTTCTGTTGCCACGGATCCTTTGTATTTATAAACACCTGTGATTTCAGATTTCTTTGCATATGTACTTGATAGCGTTGCATTTGTTGGTAACTCATCGATCTTCTTTTTATCTGCCGCAGTCATAAGCCCATGTGAAGATTGCGTCGCATCATTGTATGTCGTATTGTTATCAGGCGGAACACTCCATGTTCCGTCTGATCTTAAATACCTATTAGCTGCACCTGCTGCAGGTGCTGGTGCCAATCCGTGTGTACCTGCTGCGGATGTGGTTGCTCCTTTCATATCGCTATACGTGGTATTATTATTATCTGCACCCCATACTGCAGTACCATCCGAATCCCATCTTAAGATCTGTCCAGCACTACCACCAGATGGAATATGTTTGTTTCCGCTTGTCGTAGGGTGCGTATATTTATTCGCTCCTTCTGCGATTCCTGCAAGCTTTGTTTTTTCTGCTGTTGTATAATCATTTGTAGATAATCCTTTGCCATCTACTTTGTCTACTTTATTTGCGATCATATTCGTTATCTTTGCTACTATCTTCTGCCAGAGATATAAGACTCCGTTTTGATCAAGATAATTATTATCTGCCATTGTTTTCTCCTTTAATTTAAGATTCCCTCTAAAACTTCATTTGTGATTGGTTCCAGGCTTAATCCTGGAAGGTTGTACATTTCTGTTCTAACTTCACTTATCTGAGCCTTTAAATTTACAGAATCGTTTACCTGTTTGTCTGTCAATGTACTGATTGTTCTTCCAAGAGTTATTTTATTATTTGTTGGATTCTCAAGATCTAGTTCATATTTACTTACAAGATAATACGTACTCACATCTCCAAACGTACTCATGATTCCGTGTTGTGTCGAAATACAAGGAACAAGATCTCCAAGTCTGATTGCGTTAATATCAACGTCGATCATATGCAGATCAACAGCTGTAAGTTCAATCGTGATTGCTAAGTTGATGCACTTCTGCAGATATTTATTTGCTTCTTCCAGTAGTTTGTCTGGATCATATACCTCAGAGAAATCAACCTTGTCATAGATCCATCCATATAGATCTACGGCATCCTGGCTATATACATAATCCGTTCCGTTATGACCATTTGCTGTTGTGATTGTCACGTTATCTTTTCCAACTGGGATAATCGCTGTTTTAATGTCTTCTGCCTTAGAGTATTTCTTCAGATCGAGAAGATTTTCTCCGAAACGAATCACCTGATTACTTACATTTCCATACTGCTTTACATAATCAAGATACCGTATGTTTCCATCATGCCGAACACGAAGATACCCTTCGTATTTCCCTAAGAAATTGGAATTAATAAAATCCCAGGTCTTCTCATAATTTGTCGATAAACTTGAGATCGTAACACTTTCAATATTGATCACGCCGATTTCAAATCGTTTTTCTTCTTCTACCTGCGAATTATGCTCTTGAATCAGTCTTTTAAAAACCTCTATATTGGTATCGGCTGTCCCAGCTTCTGTTGTTTCGGTTCCGTAATTATGCGCACGTTGTACTGAATCTAACAAAAAAGCAAGCTCCCCTTCACAGGAAATCTGCCCTGTGTTTTGAAAATCTTTTTCATCCGTTAAACTTCTTCCGGAAAATAACAGCTCATCATCTTCATAAACATCGATTCGAGATTTTAACTTATTGATATCGTTAACGTGAGGATGCGTTTGTAACATCCCAAAATCAAGATTTCCTGTTTTATTTAGCTCTAATGATATCTTAGGGCTAAGCACCATATAATGCGGATCGCGGACATCGTGCAGTGTTTTCCCGTCACATAGTATCTTATACATTTATAAACTACCTCCTCGATAATCGACAGATACTGTCCCATTTCCTGTAAACGTTAAAAGGTTATCCCCTTCTGATAACCAGATATCGAACACTTTACTTTTGCCCTTTGGAAGATCATAAGTGGCCCCGTTATATGTAACCTGCATCGGTGTATCACATTCGATCACAGGAATCACTCTCTTTCTTCTTCCATAAATATTTAGCTCGTATTTTCCAGAAACTTTGATGCCTCCATATTCACGGATAATATCAGTTTCAAAATTAAAATCATCCCATAACCAATCTTCCAGAGACGAAGCAACTTCATACTTATATGGATCAACTTCTCCGGACATTACAAGCTTTCCATTTATACGATCTGTCTTTTCGACATCAATCGTAAGTCGGCCAATGTAATAAAAAGATGGATCAGTATCGAGTAAGATCTTCATTTTCTTACCAACCAGGTAATTTGCAATGTCCGATACAATAGATCCCCATTCAAAAAAGTCTTCGTCTGGAGTTTCAAATTCTAAGGAAAGACTACGATTCTTGTACTTCACATCTCCGCCAGTAACCGCTTCAGTGATATCTAGTGTTCCATCTGCTCCTTGAATATCCAGTTCATATGTTTTTGGTTCCGGAAAACCAAGAGTGATCGCAGTCCACCCAAGATTCCAATCCTTTAAGGTATGTTTTTCTCCGATCGTGACTCCTAATGTTCCTGGCATACTATACACCTCCTCTTGATTTTCGTGTTGCTCTTGTACTTAATTCTGTATCCATGTAAGGGGCGATTACTCTTGTAACCTCTCGACCATCTATAATCAGTGGCACTTCTATTCGCTCTGGACCGGTATAAACTATTGACTCTGATCCATTAGCTGAATCCGTTTGCACAACTGGCTGCATCCTTGTTGTGATCGTCTGCATCTGCAGGTTAATCGCATCCTGCATCCTTGACTGAATATCTTGAACGTTCAACTTCGCTTTCGCAAATTTCTGTGCCATGTTCTGAGAAATCGTTCCCATTTGTTTATACAGATTTGGAGCTTCTTTTTCATGTCCTTTGATTGCTCCCTGAATATCACGGGAACCAATCTTTGCAAATTCTCGAGATGGAGAATGAATCTTAAGTGTCTTTTTGGCTGTCTTAATAATATTCTGGCAGATTTTCTTCATGGATTTGCTGAGGTTTCTGGTTTCGCTTTCCATACCTGCAGTTAATCCCTTTGCAATATTAACTCCTGCCTGTTTCATCTCTTTCTGCAGATCATCTGTGACTGTTTTCATTTCAGATTCATAATTTGCTTGAAGTTTTGCAAGATCATCTCCAAAGAAGTTTTCAGAAAATGTTTTGGACATGCTCTGTTGCTGATTCCACTTATTAATGTAAGCCTGCTGTTCAGCTTCTGACATATGCTGAAACCATGCCATATAAGCATTTCCTGCATCAATATCCATTCCGAGAATCTTTTCCATCATAGACTCAGGAATCTTGTTTTCTAGCAACTTCAAGTTCTTCTGATACTTTTCAATATCCATGATATTCTGATCAAGGTTATAGATATTTCCCCAAGATTGCTGTTTATCAGTTAAACTGTCCATCTTGTTCTTGATGTTGTTATACGCTTCCTGGTATTCATCTGACAGTTCCTGTAGTTTTTCCTGTGCAATCTTATTTAATCGATCAGCTTCTTTCTCAAATGCATCATTGTATGCTGCTGCCGTTTTTTCTCCCGCAATTTTTAATTGCTTTTCTTCTGCAGCATTCTGCTTCTTTAACTTTTTCAGCTGTTTTTTTAATTTTGCTTTTTTCTTTTTATTTTTTGTCTTACTGATCTTATCTTGAAGATTTTTCTCTGCTGTATCGTGCTTCGAAGAAACTTTACTTGTCTGCTGATCAATGATTTCTTGTACAGTTTCTGATGATCTTGACTTGGCCGTGTTGAGTGCTTCGGATATACCAGACACAAGGTTGTTTCCGATGTCGGAATAATTTCCTTTTTTCGATGCACTCTTAGCTGCAGATAACGCTTCATTTACAGATAGCTTCATTTCTGCATTGAGTTCTGTCTGTCCTTCTCTGACACCCTTTGCTACACCTTTTGGAATATTCTTACCAATCGCATCTTTATATACACGAGATGGAGAATGGATTCCTAAGGCTGTTGCTGTAGCTTCTACCGATGCGTTAGCCATCTCTCCAGAAGCATCTTCCACATCTTTCGTATGCTTTCGGATACCTGCTGCCATTCCTAACGGCATCCATTTTCCTACGTCACTATCCATGACACGGGATGGTGAATGAATCTTACCTTCTGCTTTTGCGGCTACAACTGCTGCTCTTACTGTTTCTCTTGCGGCTGCTGATACAGCACCGGAATTTGATCTGATACCAGATGCAATTCCTGCAGATAAATTGCTACCAACAGACACGAAGGATGATTTTTGACTACTTGCTCCGGAAGAACCTGCTTTGGCTACTTTTGAACCGGCACTTTTTGCAGCTCCAGATTTTGATGCAATACCTTTTGCAAAATCATTTCCAAGTTTTGCTCCTGCCTTTTTAGCAGCACCATCATTTGCAGCTAGAGTTTTTGTAGCTGTGCTTTTCAAAGTTTTACTACTACTTTTTACCTCAGTAGATGCCTTTTTTGCTTCCTTTGGAAATGCACCAAATGTTGTTTTTGCACTTTGAGTATTATCTGTAGCCGGTATCTTAGAAGCCTTTTTAATTTCGGTCTGATTTTTCTTCAAACTACTTGATGCTTCATTTGAAGCCTTTGCGACTTTTTTTAATGAATTAGTAGTTGCAGAATTATCAGGCGCTTTTAACTTTGTATTGCTTTCAATTTTCTTTTTTGCATCACTTGTCTTT